GTCGACCGATATTTTCTCACATGTTTACTGTGTGACGAGAAATCCAAGATCCAGGACCTCATCCGAAAACCCTCCCATCGCAATAAGGGCCGAGTTTACCTTCTTTCAGGTAGTAGACTCAGCCACATTGCATCCTCCACTATCGGTTTTCCGGTGCCCCCCAATTACATTGGTGGGACCAGAATCCCTGGATAGATGCGTAAGTCGGCTTCAAGGTGACACTCATTGAGTGCCTCCATGAAACCTCTCCTCTCGGACTCCCAGACGCCTTCTTCCTGATTCGGACGAGAGCGTCGAGTTGTAATTTTGAACTTGGCTTCGAGCGTTCGGACATGGGGGAACCCACGTCCGCGCATGAAGCGAAGGCCATAGCTCTTCGAAGGGCGGTCTGGAGCTCAGGGCATTCACCCTGAACTCCTGACCGCCACTTCAGTTGATTCATCATCCTTAAGATCCTCTTTAGATTAGGACCTATAGGTGATGATATATAAGGTGGCATTCCGGGGACTTCTTTGTCAAGAAGTCCCCAGAAAAGCCTTGTTTCGTATTTTGACAGAGCCCTCTGGGGGTCGTCGGGCACAAGCCCGAGACCCCCAAAGTGGTTTGGCAAGTTTAACGGAATCCTCCGACGGCGAACCTGTTCCAGTTGTTTAGACCAGAACAGGTTCACCATCCGATTCGTCCTAGGAGGGTCGCAGCCGCGTTTCAGTGCATCGTGAGAGAACTGAGACACGGCCGAGACCCAATCGGTAGAGCCCGACGCGCTCCTAAAGGAGTACGTCGGCCTCTGTACTAAATCGTTCCCCTCCAGAACGTAGAGCCTTTCGCAAAAGGTTCCACGATCTAGAGTGATGAACGTCTTCTTGAGGTTGACAATGTAACCGAACGCTGACATCAGCATTCGATAATATTTCCACCTCGATTGAGGCCAATACGCTAGACCGTCGTCCCCCTTAGTGACAAAGTCACCAAGAGGGTCGAGGATCCAGCAGACTGTATGATGGGTCCATTCAAGGAGAGACCACGAAAGTGGCATCCCCATGAAGGCCCCGCGTTTAACCGGCTTGCCGAAGACCACGAAGTTAGCGTGAACGAACTTCGGGTCTATGCCAAGCTTGGCACATAGTTGATCTAGGAAGGGGTGACAGATTGTATCTGTCGCCGCTTTTAGATCGAATGAATATACTCTCTTCCTACTCGAGATCCGACCCTTAAGTCGAATCCTGAGAGGAGGTTCCTCAAGGATCGTCCGTTTCCCCTTGGTAACAAGGGGATACAGACATTCCCTAGCAGCATGTGCGTGGCTTACGAGCCAAGGATTGTTCTTTGTGACGATCCTTGCCTTGAAGCCGCGCTCCTTAACGGTCACAACACGAGACTCGACATTGTCGATCTCGCGCTTGAACCAAGCTCGTGTCCTGGTCTTCCCGAACTCCATCCATTTGAGTGCAGGAAGCTTTCCGGACCTTAACCACGGTGGAGGGGGGGCCCACCGAGATGCCTCAGCGAAGCATCCGGTGCGCCCCCCCTCCCTCCTATTTTGA